CAAAGTTCTGGTTGTACATATTGTCCATGAGGTTTCTCATTAACGTACTCTTCATTAACTGAAGGTCCATAACGAGGTCAGCCATGGACAGGCCGAAGAACTTATGCGGAATCTTTACTGGGGTCAGAGAGACAAAAGGAATATTGTCAATCTCTTCGTTGGCAAGAACGATAGAGCCGACAGTGCAGACCTTTCTTAATTCGGTAATACCGTCATCATCATAGTCTGTCTGAAGGTAGGATTCATGCAGCCAGTAGGTTCTTAATCCATCCTCTCCGTAAGTTGCATCACCCCAACCTTCCCAGTATTTAGCTGACTTATCATACTGATATCTTTCCAATCTTTCTGTGGAGAAATCTGCCATATCTTCTGAAGCGCCCTTCAAGTCTTCTACATCAAGGTCTTTCTCTGGGTACATCTCCCTCAATTCAGAGAGGGTCTTTAAGACTCTGTGGCAGACAAATCTAGCATCGGAAATACTCTTCGCTTCCCTGTTAATCAGGAACTCAGAGGGTGGGACATTCTCAATCTTTATGCGACCATCATAGTCCTTACGTTTAATAACGAGATCGTGATAAGGAACACCTTCTTCGAGAGTCTCTGTATGCTCTATGACCTCAACATCGTCATCAGAGATAATCGCCATTAGGAGACTTCATCGAGATTCTGATATTCCTCTCTTTCCTCTTTCTCGTAATCCTCCCACCAGACCTTTACAATTCCGTTCTTGGACAACAGGGCATCGGTGAACCATGAATAGAGAATCTCCCAACCAGGATTGTCTTTTGTAAAGACATAATTAACGTAATCTGAAGCCTGTTCAGCCATCTTTACGTCTTCTGGTCCATGCGGAGAAAACTTCACCATTTCATCCCCGGATGCGAAAACGCGCATAAGGGATGGTTTAATCCATTCAATCGTATCCTGTACAGTAGAATCTACGAACTGGCTTCTTCCTTCTACCTCGTTCCCAAAGGGAAGGCCATAGTAATACTGCATGGCCTGCTCTCTCTGTTGGGAGATTGTATCCCCCATATAGCCCAAGGATTCGGTTAACTCTCCCCGAATTCTTGTAACCAGTTCTTCTTCTGTAATTTTAGATGATGCCATAATTTCTATATTCTAAATCCTGTGTCCACTCTGGGTCTTTGCCTGAAACGGCAAACCGTTGTGATTGGAATGCGTACCTTGTTGCGCTCAATAAGTCATCTCTGAGAGGAACCACCTTCCCATCCTTTCTATGATACATTCGGTATTCTTCAAACCAATCGTTTAGGGTTCTGAATACCTTGAACTTGCCTTCTTCCATCTTCTGGACCATAGGCATAAGACCCTCCTCTATTGAGTTTGATCCTTTGTTAACTCCTAAAGCGGGAGGATTTGTAAAATGCTCCAATAGGAAGTTACAGCCTGCGTTCCTGTACTGATCGGCTAAACCCGGGTTTCCCATGCTATCCCTGCGATTGCCGTCATGCGGGTAGGCTATAGGAATAAAGTGCGGCCTCATCTTTATATTTTGAGCGTGAACAGCCGGGGTCGCCTTGGAAGCTCTGTAGCAGTCGTAAACATAGAATGTCTCGGTTTCATTATCTACAGCGCACCAAACTAATGCGGTTGGGTGGTCCCAACCAAAATCAATGGCCGCTATACGGGGCCAGTGATCTTCAATAGAGATGGGGTCAATCATCAACTGGTCTTCGGGGATCGGGAAGACAAGACCAGACCCGATGGAAGGTCTACCGTATCGCCGCATTTCTCTTTCATGCGGAGAGTAGGCGGACAAAATTTGTTCCATCACGGTTTCTGACAAATGACCCCGTTGTCCTTTCATCGACATAATCCTTTCAGATGCGTCATCCCAAGTCGCATTTGAAAGAGACTGGCCGGGTTGGAGTCTATTCATAAACGAGGCGACTGTCTCAGTCATCCCCGCTTCAGGAGTGAAGGTCATGTAAACCATCCCCCTCCTATCTAGGGTTCTGGTTACTGCCTGACTGTATAATTCTCTGCTTGGCTCTTCGTCTAGCCAGATACAATCGACAGACCTTCCCTGCCACTTCTCAACGCCCATCTCGTAGGCTTTGAAGAATAAAGAAGAGTTCCCGCCACTAACGTGCCTGATCAGGGCGACCGACTTGGCATTTGGTACTCCAGGCTTCCTCTCGGTTTTTGTTATGAGTTTTCTGGGGATAGCGCCTGAACCAAAGGCTTCTGGGTCATCGGGGGAACCCAATAATTCTGCTTGTACAATGTCTCTCGTCGTTTCATTTGAGATTCCGCCAACCCACCCTGTTATGGGCTGCGTGAACCTTCTTCCTGCCCACCACTTTGGGTACAACCCGGTCAGGTGGTAGGCCATCTCAGCGGCACCACAATAGGACTTACCTATGCGATTAGCCGCCATGAGAAGCCTCTGGTTGGCCTCTGAGCCCGTTTCATGGAAACCCTTTTGGTAGGGGTAAGGGTCGTAGAAGTCTAGCTTGTTGAACCTCTCACGCTGCCTCAGTTCCCTAGCGATTTCTACCGCTTTTTCTAGCTCTGCTCGCATGAATAGCTCTCATTTGCTTCTCTGCACCCGCTCTTGATGAGTAACATTTACCAGATTTTCCCCATTTCCAACCCTGTTTGCCGCTCTTTAGTTTGCACTTTTGTATTGGCATATTAGTTCCAAATGTTCTTCTTTTTTCGCGGAATATTCACCGCTGTGTCTGCTTCCCAAGTGGGGTCAACCATTCTACGTTCCTGTTCGCTTAATAAACCCATATAATTCGGGTTCCTAGTCTTCGACTGCCCAGATAACGCCATTGTCAATGGGTCAGAAGCAGCTAACAAACCCTCCCCTACCATAGATGCTGTTGAATCTTCTGGAGAAAGGGCTATCAAACCGCCACCTGCAAGTGCCGCAGGCCATGCCAACGGCATCGGACTAAACCCCTTATTTATCAGAGCTTGTATAGCCCTCGAAGGCTTAAAGTTCTTTTTAACCCTTTCCCCTGCTGAATGGGATGGCGTATCCGTTCCATGGGAAATATATAGCGCCTCATCTAGAATCCTTTTTGCTTCTTTTTTGCCGAATGCGTTTTCAGCAATAATCCTTAAATAAGGCGGAACTGTACCCTTTCTAAAAGGGTCATAATTCTGTATCTCAGATGTATGATGTAGCAAACCTCGAACATTGCCTAACCTGCTTGGTCTAGTCTCATCACCAGATTTCAACAATCCCTGCAATCGTTCACTTACTGGAGTTCCTCTGGGTCTTAATTCAGTAGCATACCTTTTGGCGAGATTCTTGTGAATAAGTTGGTGTAGATGCTTATCAATATTCGCACCACTAAAAAATTTATCGACAGATTTTGTTCCTAACACTATCTCATCAAAGTGATGATATTCTATACCACCAGATAGAAATTTAGCTATATCATCTTCAGAAACCTTTGCTTTTTTTAAGAAGGCTACTATCCTTTTGTCTACAGCCCCCCTTCTCCTAGCAAACTTACCCTCTAAATCAACTCTAGTATTATCATCTAGCGAATCAAACCATTTTGAGGCTTTTTGATAATCTTCTGCTTTAGACCTATGACTACCCCTTGATCTAGCAAACTCACTCGCCTTGACGGCTACTATTCTATATCTTGGAGTTTTAGCAACCTCATGTATGCTTTTCTCCATTTGCCCTATCTTACCAACTGGTCTAGTGGCTCTTTCCAGAGCCCTCTTTTCTCTCATCCTCTTTGCGTTTCTGGCCTTTACCTCTGGCCTTTGACTGTATTCCCGAGATGCCGCCCTCCCTCTTGGGCTAGCGCGTAATTTACGCCTCTGCTCCTTTCGTTTTGGGCTTTTATCAAACTCCCGCATACGCCTTTGAGCGGAAGGACTTAAATTAGCTCTTTTCTGTTTGGCCTGTTGCCTTCTTTCTGACTCAGTACCCCCTAAAGATAACCCATGCTCTTTGAGAAAAGCATCTATTTCACCTATATCTCGTCTGTAATACTTTACCCTTTTAGGTACATTAGCCCCCACATCAATTCACCAGTTCGGGGATTTCCGATGTAGAGTTAGACCCGGTTAGAGCCTCCAGTTCTCTTTTAAGTTCATCAGTAGATGCAGTCTCTACATGGGAAATTTCTGTCTGAACCTTCTCTGTTGGTTTAAGACCTGC